TTACTTCTCCGGCCATGTCCAGGATGGCCAGAAATATCCCTGGCCGAGTCCTGCGCCTGCCCGCTGCGCACAGGCAAGATCCTTTTCAGTTTCAATACCTTCGATAAGCACATTCCCGGCAAGTTGAGCGCAAAGAGAAACCAGCTGTCCAAGTTCGGGTGTGTTACGCAAGCGCCAGAATGCTTCTTTATCGATTTTGATGCCGTGTAAGGGCAATCGATAGCATAAAAAGCGCTGTGCTAACGTTTCATCAACGTCATCCAGCCAGATGCGGTGATCCTGTAGAATGAGCCGCTTCAGCCGCTGGATGACCTCACGCTGCTGCGCACCGGTGAGCGTCAAAAATTGTGCAGGTTCGACAATCTCAATGTTGAGCGGTGCGCCATCCATCCGCAGCAATCGCTGAAAATTTTCCGGCACGGTCAGTACGGTTATCGGCAAATTGATGAAAAGGTTATTGCAGGCCGGGCTATTTTTTAGCGCCGCGCGCTGCGCCTCGAGTAGCGTAAACAACCGCCCGGCGGATTGCCTGCGAAAAAAGTCCTCGCTTTGCTGCGTCGGGGACATCACGCTGAGCACTTCCACGCCCACCCTGCGTAAGGTGGAGAGCGCCACGATAGGCTCCAGCTTTATGCCAACGATGTCCTGAGAAACATGTTTTAAGCGGGGGGGCGTATACGCCTGATTTTGCGCTGTCACGCCGATATCCTGTTGTTTGCCATCGCACCAGTGTGACCGCGGGATGCAGGGGTTAACAGCAGGCGTTACTTAAATGATGCCAGGCTTTTTCGCAACGGGGAAAGAGGTGAAGCACGCGCGCCGAATGTCGAAAAAATAGTCGTATTTACAATCGACTAGCCGTAATCAGCCCGGAAGAAGGAAAAGGCATTGACTCACCTGTCATTGACCGTATAATTCCAGGCGTTTCACCACCGCGAAGTTTTTACTTCTCCGTGCGCCCTTAGCTCAGTTGGATAGAGCAACGGCCTTCTAAGCCGTAGGTCGTAGGTTCGAATCCTACAGGGCGTACCATTAAGTTTCATGCACTTACGCCAGTTTCAAACCAGCCTGATTTTCTCCTTGTGTCGTATTTGTGTCATGGTTGCCAAAAATGGCATCTATTTTCCGTGCATGTTCGCTTAAGTGGTTTGGTGCCAGGTGAGCATATCGACGCACCATTTCTATTGATTCCCACCCTCCCATTTCCTGCAGAACTGAAAGCGGCACGCCAGACTGAATTAACCAGCTTGCCCAGGTATGTCGGAGGTCGTGAAAACGGAAATCCTCTATACCCGCCTTTTCCAGGCCAATTCGCCATGCGCTGTTATCGTCAACACGCATTTTCCGTACAGCCGGAGTGACGGTTTTATCTGGTCGTGTCGATGGTTTAGTGTGAACGAACACCCATCGAGAACTTTTACCAATCTGATCTCTTAACACCCTGCATGCGGTATCATTCAGAGCTACGCCGATAGCCTTGCCCGCCTTCGCGTTCTCCGGATTTACCCATGCAACCTTTCTTTGCATATCGACCTGCTGCCACTCCAGATCAATGATGTTGGAGCGGCGCAGGCCGGTTGCCAGAGCAAATATCACCACTGGCTTTATTGACTCTGGCATGCAGGCGATAAGCCGTTCAGCCTCATCCCTTGTTAGCCAGCGTATGCGTTTGCTGATTGGCTTCTTGGTTTTAATAACCGGAGCTGATTTTATCCATCCCCAGTCATTGGCTGCTGTTTTCAGAAGCGATCGCATGAATGAAAGGTGCTGGCTCTTTGTGGCCTGGCTTACAGGTTTCTCAACATACGGAGGTGGCTCCTTGCCTCTGCGAATAGCAGCATCCCTTCTCGACTCCCATACCTGGATATGCTTGCGGTTAACCATCTTCGAAACAGCATCATAAACCTGCTCCGCTGAGATGGTAGAAACATCCCTCCCTGAGAAATGCTTGAGGAAGTATTCGATTTTGGTCTTGTCGTCATCCAATGACCGCTTGTGCTCCTTCTCCCGAATCCACCTTATGCAACACTCCTCAAACGTCCTTGTTGGCAACTCCCCGATTTTATCTACACGCCACGCTTCTGCCTTCAGCCTGTCGTGCAACTCCTGAGCTTGTTTCTTGTCCCCCGTGCCAAGAGATTGTCTAACTCTTTTCCCTGACGGTGTAACGAAATGACAGTGCCACACTCCGCCTCTGAGGGTGATTGACATAAATTCTCTCCTTTATGTTCACCCGCGCTCGCGGCAACAGGATCGCGCGGGTCATGTAAATACGCAATACAGGCGACATCTGTCGTTCGATATTTGTTGCCAACCTTTTTGCCGGCAAGGAGTCCTGAATCGATGAGTCGATAGACGGTGCGTGGCGAGGTTATAAGGAGCTCCGCCGCCTGTCTGGCGGTTAGCGTTTTGGCTTCAACCATCATGTACTCCAGACAAAAAGAAACCGCCTTGTGGCGGCCCTATCAGATATGCACAGGCCTCATCGAGTGTGAGGCTGTGTGATTACATGGTTACTCCGTTCGTGTTTTATGCTGCCTGCATCTGTGCAGTGTCCATTCTGGTGCATGCAACTTGGTAAATTTCTCTTTCCTTTTCTATGCCTATAAAATTGCGGCCAGCATCCATGCAAGCAACGCCCGTTGTTCCACTACCCATAGTAAAGTCCAGCACCGTATCGAATGGCATGCTATACGTTTCTACTAGATACCTAACAAGCGCCAGCGGCTTTTGCGTTGAATGAAGGGATTGCTTTTGCTTATCGCTGGAGAATTTCTGAACATCTCTCGGATATCTGCTCGTAGAGTCGTATGTAACAACTCTATTTGCATCTCCGTAGACATCAGTATTAGGTGCACCTCTTTTAGCTGTCTTTCGCGTGTGACCATGGGTCATCTGTGGATTGTAAGTAGGTTGCTTGCGGTAAAAAACCTCAATATTTTCATGAGCTCGTAACGGCTGCCTTTTAGCATTAAGGAAACCCGTAGCGTGAGGCTTCTCCCAAACCCATTCTGTTTTCCAGTCTCGCAAATTGCTGGCAACTAACACGCTGGTAAACGGCTGCGCAGAAAATAAAATGATTGCAGCAGATGGCTTAGCGATGCGGTAAAGCTGATCCCACATCGCCTGCAGGTCTAAAACAGAATCCCACCTGCATTGCGTAGTGCCGTATGGGATATCAGCTAATACCAAATCGACAGACCCATCAGCTATTGATGGGAATATATCGAAGCAATCAGCGTTATGAAGTATTACTTCTGACATTATCTATCTCCAATAAAAAACCGCCATTGCGGCGGTCTAGTCGATGCGGATGTGTGGAATCTTTCCGGCTGCTATGGCGTCATACAGAATGACGGCGTCATTAAGCCTAGGGTCATCTCCATAGTCATACATAATCATTGCTTTGATGGATTCAACGGCTTCATCGCGTTTCTTATCTGCTTCTGAGCGAATAGGGCGAAAGCTCAAGGTTTTGTGCTTGTATGCATCAACGTTATCAATTCTGTAGTCATGCAGAACAACAATTTCACCTGCCATATACTCAACGCGGAACTGGGTCCACACGCGACTATCATCACCATCGAAATGCACTTCAACCTCAGTTCCTACTGGAATTGGAAAGTCGCCATTCCATACAGCAAGTTTCTCTCTTACTGCTATAACAGTAAATGCTTCAGGATTTACTCCACCTCCCCACGTACCATGGCTAGATAGGGCACTCCAGTACTTACCACCTGGCTCTGGAAAGATGTCTGTGAAGTACTTACGGCCATAAGCATCAACAACCAATATCATCGCTTCATCTGGCGCGTCGTAAAAATCCTTCCAGTCACCTTTGATATATCTGAAATCCATCATCCATCTCCTTACGCTAATTTCTTATACACGCGAGGCTCATCAACAGTAGCCGCGCGAAGTTCGTGTTCGTGTTCGTGTTCGTGATGCACCGAGTAGTTGCCGTCATCCCATTTGCACCAGTATTTTGGATGGTCGCTATCCGGCTCAATCTGGCTCTCAACCATTCCTCTGATGCCTCCAGACTTAAGTTGCACTAACGCGCCCACAGCAAATTTAGCCATAACAAGCACTCTGATTGATGTGCGAGTGAAGAGATAGCGCTCAGAGCCATAATTCCGACTATGAGCCAGATAATTGGATTGGCGTGCATGGTGACTCCGGATAAAGAAAAACCCGCTGGGTGCGGGTTTGTTATGGTGCTACCAGGAAGGTTTGTCGCATCGCTTGCACCAATCTAACCAGCACTTGCGACCGCAGTATCTGCATATAGGCCACATCACTTCACCTCCTGCTGCGGTGCTGCTGCGAAATGCTCAATTCCTTTGGCCCAAATTTCTTTGATTGTCGTCCAACTAACAGGCACTTTAATTTCAATTCTCCCGCTGCCGTCACAGGTTTCGCAATCATCATCACCAAAGCATTCTGGACAGTTTATGAACTTAGTTTCTGAAAACTCACCGGACAGCGTACTCTTTGCTCCGTTCTCAGCGGTTAACCTCATCGGAACCATCACCCAACCATCCTGATTCACCGGAGAGTTGCCATCGGCACCCTGAAGCATGGCGGCGCGGCAGGCGTTCCAGATTTTCTGTGCCAAAAATTTATCCCCGATGTTATGCGCCAGCAGACTGACAATCTGACCAGCCAGACCTTTTGGCATTTCTTCTGGCACTACTGGCGCTGGCGGGGCGGCGTAGACCTCAATAACGCCGTCATCAATGGGCCACTCACCATCCTTGATATAATCCGTGGTTCCGCCCACCTGCTGATCAGCAATGTGGAAAGCTCCTATCGGTTTAGCTTCGAGCGATGCCAGCGCGATACGCGCCAGCTCATTCAAGATTGCCACATCAGCGTGACCGAGGGTGTAACCAGCTTTCAAATCTGAAACAGACTGTGCTTGTTCTTTGGTAATAGCGCTCATGGGTTAGCCCTCATCCTGCTGTGCTTTCAACCTGGTTAGGAAAGTTCAGCACCTCATCAAAAAGTGCTCCTAAACGCGCAGCCGCTGAAATGAACTCTCCGCCGTTATTTTCCTGCTCATCACAGATAGCGTCATACTGCGGCTGGTTGAAAATAGACACATCACAATCGCCAGTAGCGGCAAACGCCAGCCGTTTAGATGGGCACTGAGCCAGAAGCTTATTGAGTTTCTTAACCCAGGCTTTTTCCTGCTCCGTCAAAGTAGCCATGCTCACTCTCCTTTACCGGCTGCGGCGGCGTTGCTGATGCGCTCTACTTCGCGCAGAATCGAAGATGAGACGCCGACCAATCCACTGATAAGCTCCTGATACTCAGCAATCCGTTTTGCCTGCCAATCAACAAACTCAACCAGCGATCCCTGAACCCCATAGTCTTGTCGCAACATGTCGTAGATATCAGCCTTCTTAGATAGCTCAGCAATCCGCTTGTCTTTGGCTTCCAGCTCATCCAGCAGCGCCAGCACGGTAGTGGGGTTTGCTGCGGAGTTCAACGCGTTCAAGGCAGTGATATCTGCATCAAGCTGAGTTCCTTCTGCGAGTGAGATGTCGAAAATATCGTCAGGCGGCATAACACTAAGGCGCTCATGTGCACCAACTGCTGCCTCAGCGATTTCACGTAATGCGCGTTTGTCGATGTTGCTCATTGGGCGGACCTCCAGCCTTCACAGGACAAATCACGACAACCGTCAAAATCGTATGGGTTGAACTGCCAGCTAATCTTTCCGCAGCAAGGGCAATTCCAGCGAACCTTCCCGCTACGTGCCTTTTTTCGGTTGTGCTTCTTCAGCCAATCAGGCATGACCAGCCCAGCAGCCTGTACCATGGTACGCCAGTTAAACTCATTGATACTGAACGTGCGGCGCTTAGCCTTGTCAGCCAGAGCAAAAGGAATCCAGACAATGCCAGGCTCTGCCGTGTTGGCAGAAACAAAAACGAACACCTTACTGAAGTCGTCAGTTGGAAGTCCGCCATGCTGCAGCCAGTACACATCGTTACCGTTCCAGCTTCCTTTTTTGTAGGCTACGTAGGCCTCGCAGCCTGATTCAATAACGCTTTCGGTAGGTATGTACTGACAATCGACATGCCAAACAGCCATTGAATCAACGCTGTCAGCACAAACTGGCTGATCAATCTCTCTACCTAAGTCCCAACTTCTTTGGGCTTCTTCTCGGGTGTAGACGTGCGCGCGGTCGATATTGGAGCTGTATCCGTTTCCGTTGTGGCAGTGGAATGACGCGTTACTGCCAACCGTTTCGCGAGTGCAAAGCATGTAAAATCTGTTGCTCATGACTGCACTCCTTTGCGTGCTTGTTTCAGCCACGCTGTCAGGAATTTGTTCTCGTTAACGCTCTGGAAGCTATTGCGCTTCAGCATTTCTTCGCGTGGGATATCGTTGATGGGTTTGATGCGATGTCCGGCGATAAGCTCTTGTGGTTGGATAAACGGATCGTATGTCATGCCTATCATGCTGCTTTCCTCATTTCAGGTTTCAGTCTGAACTCAATGCCACCGAGACATTTCCCGCCAAACTCAGCACCCCACGGATGCTCATCACATAAATCCTTAACAAGCTCTAACTCGGCGTAAGTTATGTATTCGCTTTGCTCTTCCATGATGCCGCACCACCCGGCGTAGTATGGGTCATGCGTTACCAGACTGGCCCCGGCAGTGAAACAACCGTCTCCAGGGTTAACGCCGCTCCAGTATGTTGCAATGAAGTTCTTCTCACTTATCTGAAGCTTCTCTATAAGCTGCTCACGCGAATAAAGGCGTCTGTTGGATATGTGATACATGATGAATTGCGGGTGTGGTTAACCCGCCTCCGTGAGGTGAAATAGAATGTTCAGGTGGTGGTTAAATCAGGTCAGAAGGGAATGTCGTCATCGAAATCCATTGGTGGTTCACTAGATTGGTGTGACTGCTGTTTCTGTTGCTTTGGCTGGTTGTTTTGCCGTGGCTGGTCGTTACCTGGAGTTCCGCGCGGCGGCAAATCAATATCCCTCACCAGAATTGTTGGTGATTGCGCCTGAGAGCCGTCCTGCTTCGTCCATTCCTCAATAACGAACTCACCTGTAACCGTAATCTTTGCTCCCTTGACGACCGCCACAGAGAGCTTTTCAGCCATCGCGCCGAACATCTTGCAGTTCACCCATGATGTCTTTTCCTTTTCACCGAAGCCTGACTTAGCAGGGAGCGGGAATGAAGCGATGTGTTTGCCATTTGGCGTGACGCGTAAAACAGCATCCTTGCCAGCGTTACCGGAGATTGTTATCGTATTAATTGCCATTTATGCCGCCTGTTTCTGAAGTTCACGACCGCGCGTTTTGTACGTTTCTGCTGCACGTTCTTCGTATGATTTAACGCCGCCTAACTTAGGCCATGCCTCTTTGTATGCCGCCTGCAATTCCTCAACAGACTGAGCAAGTGATGCTTTGTCTCCAAACTCTCGCAGGGCTGCCTCGGCAGGCTGTGGCGCGACTTGATGCACTTCTGCATCCGCATCGATTGCAGTTTCTTCGGTCGGAATACAGAACGCCTGAAATGCTGCATATTTATATGCGATAGACATGGCCTTGTTTGTTGCCTTATCGCCACTATCCATTGCTTCACCGTAGGTGGTTACGGTGTGAATACTTCCATCTTCCGTGCTGACAAAATCGAACTCGGCTTTAACCACGACATAGAAAAGGGCTGTGCCGTTTTTGTTAATGCGTTCAGTGCATGTGCGCTCAGTAAGACGAGGGAGGATTACCAGACCGTGAGCAACCAGCGCCGGTGCCAGCGCGTTGTAAACCTGATCAATGCCTCGGAAGTTGAATCCCTGAACTTTGTTAACCCTGTCCTTACTAATTCCTGTAGATGCCATTTCCTTGGCTACAGCGCTGATAGCTGCGTAAACCTTCTTGTCTGTCATGAGTAATACCCCGCAAATTCCTGCCATGTGATCGGCTGATTCTGCCGTTCTGCGGCTAAGTTGATTTGTTGCTCAACCTCTTCCTCAATTTCAGGTGAGATAAGCGCGATAAATTCTTCGTCACTAAATTCATGCTGCATGATTTCGATTCCAGTCTTCGTCCTGACAATCTTCCCAGCCCATCGCGATAGATGATGCCCATGCATATGCGGCGCTGTTACCTTCCTTCGTATCCGGGAAGGATGCTTCGTAGAGCTTGTTGAACTCCCGATTCCCTTGCTGCACAAGGATGGTTCCGTTAACAGGCACAATAGTCATGGCGCGGCACTCCAGGCTGATTAAGGATGTCTGCCAGCCGTTTCCAGCCAGCCCGTAATTTGCGGGTAATGCGCTCAAGTAAAGATTCTTCTAACTGGAAAGTGCCCATGCGAGCGCTTCCCGCGATTGCGATAATCATGGGAGTTCCTTATGTTGTGTGTGATTGCATGAGGCTGAGCACTTGAATAAATGCTCACTCAGATGCTGATATGAAAAAGCCGCGCTATGGCGGCCTTACACTTCGTCTTCAAACTCCTTGATCATTCTGTCTATTACTTCGTCCGTTTCAGAGTCACTTCCGTCTGCCATTCGCAATAATTCAATAGCCTCCTCTGCGGTAAACTCCATTGCAGTTAAAAACTCAAAAATCGAACACTCAGCAATGTATCTTTCTTCGTCGTTAGTGCATGAAATAAAAGAGCATCGAATTGCTGTAACAACTTTCTCTCTCAACTGTCTTGGGTAATCTGTACGAATCATATTTCCTCCAGGCAAAAAAATGCCCCGACTAGCGGGGCAAATCAGACAACAAGGTATTTAATCAGGTCCTATCGAATCGTCTCCGATAGTACGGTGCGGTATTACACCCAATAGCTAACTCAGAGAATTAGCTATCAGCTGCTATTCGCTTTAATCGTCATCATCGTCATCAAGGTTGACCGTTTTCACCCATACGCCTCTGGTATTCCTTGCGCACCATTCATCGGCTTCGTGATAACTGTCAAAAGTCAGATTGTCGTCAAAGCTATCCTTTGCGATTTCAACGCCCTCAGGATCATCTACATTAAGCAATACGATTAATTTCATCACTCCTCCCCCAGAGCCTTGCTGATGGCTGCTCGAGCTTTTAGATAAGCAGGTGCCGTTGCTGTTTTGCCGAAATGGTAAGTAACGATATCCTGCAGAGCTTCTAGCAAATCAGGAGCTGCTGCGATCAGGTTGGCGTTTGCCTCTTGAGCTTCCTCGCTATCAGGCCAAGCTGGAGACCAAATTTCTACCCAGTCATTACCAATGCAGTGATGGATAGTCGCTATTTGACCTGTGTGGACATTATTTCTGTCTACTTTCCAAGGTCCCGGCGTACCCTTAAACTCTTTCATATTCACCTCTGTGGCTTGCTGCCAAAAGAAGGCCGACTATGCGGCCTCAGTCATCACCATCTTCGTCATCATATTCTTCATCGTCTGGTAGAGACTCAGTTTCCAGCTGATCGAACCATTCAATGTATTGCTCTGCCATTTCCCTTAAATCACGAGCCGCGCCAGCCTCTCCAGCAGAGAACTCATTGATGTTTTGCGCGTTACCTATTTTTTCCAGACAACCGGAGAAATCATCTGCCGTGTTTCTGAACAGGCAATAACTCATAGAACCCATAACTACCTCGCTGTTACGTTATTAGACTTACGATGACCAGCTGCGTACAGCGCAACTTCCGGCAAGCAGACTGCACCACCTTCAACTTCCTTCTGACGCGTGCCAGCAAGCGAAATGGCTCTTGAAACACGTTTACTAGCTACGTCCATGATTTTCATGAAAGCCATATAGTGCATTGGCTTCTTTCCTTGCTTGTTTGGCATCATCTAAAAGCTTGAATGAGCCTAGGTATTTTCTTTTTCCATCCACAGTTAGCGATGCAACATAAAACCCATGCTCTTTTCTGGCTTCAACACCTGTAACTCCAGTTGATGAAGATGATTTTAAAGGCATGTTTTTCATATTCTCTTTGAAAGAAACGCTTCTTAAATTGGAGATTCTGTTGTCATCCTTAACGCCGTTTATGTGATCAATCACATCAGGCCAGCAGCCATGCACATAAAGCCATGCAAGTCTGTGAGACTTAAATTTTTTACCTCCAATATTTATTCTCAGATAACCCTTGTTATCAGGTGAGCCAGCCTTTTTACCTGGATACTTCTTGTTCCACGTCAAGGCAGCCCTGTTATCCGCAAACAAATGCTTTGCTCTAGGCTTCCAATAAAAGTCACCACTCACAGGATTGTAATGAAGAATCTCCCTTACAGACGCTTGAGTAAGATTCACTTAAACCTCCTAACAAAAACACTTCAATAACCCTCAGGTTATGGAAATGTTCTTTTGTAGTGAGCAGCATTGCCGTTCTTCCTGAACCCGCCGCGCTCCCGACGCATGGTTTAATGTCGCGCCGTTCGACATGGCCTAATAATGTACCCAAGGTTCACTCATGTAAAGTACCAAAAGTACAATTTTGATGTAAAAAAAGTTCACAAACACACAAGTTTATGAACTTTAAGGGAATTTATTTTTATCCGAAGCGTCTGTAATCAATTGACTGGCGTATCAGAACCTTAGCCATTATGTGAAGCTGGTCTTCTTCGCCTTCGTCAATGTGCCAGCGATCGTATGCGGGATTGTCGGAGATTACGGCAAGCCTATTTTTCTGCATCTGTAGGCGCTTAACATGCATTGTTTTTCCAAAGACGAACACATACACACCATCGCCATCAAAGAACGTAATAGACACATCAACAAATATTTCGTCGCCAGGATTTATTGTCCCCTCCATGCTGTCACCTCTTACGGTGATCACCTTTACAGAATCCTGAGGGCGTCCATTGAAAAGATTTCTGGCTTGCTCTGACGTGTATTCTATGGCTCTGATTTTCTCTACGAATTCATTAGACACCATTGTTCCAGGCCCCGCGCTGGCTTGTACGTCCAGCACATCCACCCTGTAGGTATCTGACAGCCTGGACATATGGTTAATCGTAATTCCATCATCCGAAGTATAACCATGTAGGTATGCAGCTGTGGTCCCCAGCACGGTTGCGAGGGCTTCCATTTTCTCCTTTCTGGGAACTGACTCACCATTAAACCATTTGCTGATTGCTTTTGGAGTCACTTTAAGTCTGACGGCTAAATCAGCCTGCCGCCCATGTACTGGCAATCCCGCTTTGTCACAGGCCAGCGCAAGCCTCTGCGAGAAAGTATCACGCTCTTTTTGTTGAACCATAAGTTCAACTATATTATTTATTGACTGTACTTTCAGTTCCGTCATAATATGAACTACAAGTTCACCACAGGAGATAACATGAGCGACATTACGTTTGGTGACGTTATCAAAACCGTTCGTGTTTCAGTTGTGGCTGAGGTTTGTGGCCTGACTCCAAAAGCTGTTTACAAGTGGCTGGAGAAAGGGGGATTGCCGCGTACAGAATTCACTGATGAAACTGACTACGCGAAAAAAATCTCTCGTGCATCTGGCGGCAAATTCTCAACCGCACTGATTAAGCGAGTCGGAAAAGCAGTATAAGCACGTTTTTAAAATGTACTTTTAGTTCCGAACGGCCCGGTATATGGTCGGGTGCCCGGCGTGGTCAAGGATGACTGTCAATGGTGCACGATAAAAAGTACTAAATATCAATTAACTAACTAAGGAGATCTTAATCAATGGAACTAGCAAAAGACAGCAAAAAGGTACGCGAAGTGGAAACAGAGCTTCGTGCCCGACTCGTTTCAATGGGTCAGACAAATTTCGCAAAGATGGCGGGATGGGCTGATTCAAAGGTGAGTCGATTAAACATCCACGATATGGCTGTGACGTTCGTTCTCCTGGAGAAAGTCTGGGAGACAAGCCTGATTCGTGAAGTGGCAAGACAGGCTATTGCAGCTGTGATGCCAGAAAGCAAAAAACGCCCAGCGGTAACTGAGCGTTTAGAGCAAATCACATTGGATTTTTGAGTCACTGTGTTACGTCAACACTAACTACAGGAGATATTTTAATGCGAAAGCGTAAAAAGTACCAGGAAAAAGAAGAGATTCGACACCCTGATTCACCTGAAGGATTAGTGAATACAGCTGCCAATAACCGGGCGTTCGCAGAGCGTCTTATTGGCGTTTACAGACTAGCCAAAGCAGGAGTGAAGAATGGGCGTCGTTAAACAAATGTCCGATTACAGGCCACCGCTGGAGGCCGTGGAGCCAAAAGTGGCGCAGCTTGAAGAAGGCTTTACTCGGTTAGCCAATGAACTGCTTGAAGCAACAATGAGCTCAGGTTTGCCAGAGACCGAGCTTTGCATCGTGATGGCTGTATGGCGAAAGACATATGGCTTCAGCAAGAAGATGGACTGGATTAGCAACGAACAATTAGGTGAGATGATCCTCAAGCATTACACGCATTGCTCAACAGCTAAAAACAACCTTATCAGGAAGAAGGTACTTGTTCAGGAAGGGCGTAAAATTGGCATCAACACAACCATTTCTGAGTGGCAAACAAAGAATAACGGAAAGTGCTTAACATTAGCTGAACCTGCTAAGAAAACATTAGCAGAACCTGCTAACGCACCTTTGCAGAATCTGCTAACCACAAAAGAAACTATTCAAAAGAAAGAAAGAAAAGAAAACACACAGTCATCTTGCGATGACCGCGAACAGGTTAAACCTGAAAAGCGAAAGACTGTTCGCATCAACTACAACGAGTATCTAGAAGCCTACAACGAAATCGTGGGTGACAGATTACCCCACGCTGTAGAGGCCAACGCAGAGCGTCAGCGAAAGCTCAAGAAGCTGATTAACTCTCTCGCTACCAAAAACATCGATGGCTACCGGGCATACGTGAAAGCGTTCATGACCGCTGCAAGGCCATTCCACTTTGGTGATAACGACCGCGGATGGGTGGCGACGTTTGATTACCTGCTGCAGCCGAAAGTATTAACCGCAATTCGTGAGGGAACACTATGAGACAGGATATCGAGGCCAGCGTTATCGGCGGACTTCTCCTGGGTGGATTAACGCCTGCAGCTGGAGACGTTCTGGCTACGCTCGAACCGGAAGCATTCTCCATCCCGCTTTACCGGAAAGCCTTTGAGGTGATCTGCAAGCAAGCGCGTAACCGCAACCTGATTGACGCTCTGATGGTCGCAGAGGAATGCGGCGATGAGTACGCAACGGCAGTGATGATGACCTCTCGCTCATGTCCAAGTGCTGCAAACCTGAAAGGCTACGCCAGCATGGTTGCTGATAATTATCATCGCCGCCTGGTACTGCAGCTTATCAGCGAAATGCGTGACCCTATCGAGAATGGAACCATCGACACGTCAGGTCAGGCCATGGACGAGCTTGTGAAGCGTCTTTCAGCCATCAGGAAGCCTCGTGACGAGATTAAACCTGTTCACCTGGGGGATATAATCACCGACTACACCGACACGCTGGATAAGCGCCTACGCAACGGAGAAGAGTCAGACAACCTTAAGACCGGTATCGACGAACTGGACGCAATCCTTGGAGGGATTAACGCCGAAGACCTGATTATCGTTGCTGCACGCCCGGGCATGGGTAAGACGGAATTCTCACTGAAGCTGGCAGAAAGCGTTGCAAGCAGGACGCTGCCCAACTCAGAGCAAAAGCGAGGAGTGCTGATTTTCTCTATGGAGATGAGTGCACTGCAGATTGCAGAGCGAAGCATTGCCGGTGCCGGGATGATGTCGGTTAGCTCACTGAGAAACCCAACGCGCATGAATGACGAAGCATGGGGAAGGGTAGCCGAAGGCATGAAGCGACTGGCTGGACTTGACGTGTGGGTGGTCGATGCATGCCGCCTTTCTGTTGAGGAAATCAGGTCGATCGCAGAACGCCTGAAGCAGGAAAATCCTCACCTGTCGCTCATCATGGCTGACTACCTTGGACTCATCCAGAAGCCGAAAGCAGAACGAAACGACCTTGCTATTGCCCACATCTCCGGAAGCCTAAAGGTTATGGCGAAGGAGCTTAAAACCCCTGTCGTATCACTCAGCCAGCTATCACGTGAAGTCGAGAAAAGACCTAACAAACGCCCAACCAACGCAGACCTGCGCGATTCAGGAAGTATCGAACAGGATGCAGACTCAATCATCATGCTGTATCGCGAGGCTGTATATGACGAAAACAGCCAGGCCGCACCATATGCAGAAATCATCGTGACGAAAAACCGCTTTGGCTCCCTGGGAACTGTGTATCAGGGATTCCGAAACGGTCACTTTGTAGGATGCGATCAGGAAGAAGCCAGAGCGAAATGCACATCTGCAAGCCAGCCACAACAAAAAGGCCGGCGATATTCAGGAGCCGACGTATGAACACACGAGACAAAATACTCAACCATCTCGTAACAAACATTCCCACCTCAGCACCACAATTCGCAAAACTCCTCGGATGCCAGAAATCACATATCAACCTGCTACTGCGTGACCTTATCGCAGACGGTCAGATTGAGATTGAGCGCATCAGTAAGAGTGTGAAGTATTACCGTCTGGCATCTCTGCACCACGAGCGCACAGAAGCTGTTCTGCGCTATCTGGATGAGCATGAAACTGGAATGGCAGTTGAGATATCCACTGCAACAGGAATCGACAAGCGCCTCGTTACGAAGATGCTCAAGCACCTTCATGAGAACGGAGAATTGCATCGCGACTGGTGCCACAAGAACGCATGGGTGTACAGCAAGAAGCCGGTGTTTAACTTCGGCGCAGCTAACCCACTGACTGCATTTATCAACCAGAGACTGAGAGAGGTGAGGGCATGAACGAACCAAAATCCGGAGATATTATTCGATGGACACGCGATACCAACTGGCGAGGTGTTGAAGTGACCGAGCACAGGCTTGAGATATTCCGACATACGCTTGGATTCTTTGAGGATGAGAATCATCGACAAGCAGGGATATTTACTCCTCTTTCTGACCCTGATTTATGGGTAGACGGGCCTGATTCGAAAGATGAATACATCTGCAATTTCGGTTCTTACAAAAGTAATCAGGTACCGGCTTTCGACGTTATCAAAAGCGACGACTAACACCCCAGCACGCTGATGGAGAGGAATGATGAGTACAGCAGAGCTGCTTTTAAGTGCAGATATAAAAGAGTCATCCGCGCGTCATAAGCGTTACTGGCAAGCATCCAGCCTTCCGACGATTGAGCGCCACAGAGAGAAACCTAAATACAAAAGCCATCGCCGAGACCGCGTACTGAAGAGAATTATTAGTTTGAAGATGCGGACGGTTATCGACGGGCTGGGCAACGTACTGGAGTGATGGAGAGGAATATGGACGAATCAAGAAAGCAGTTTGAAGAATGGGCGCAAGGGATTATGGAGTTCGCTCCTGATGACCTTACATGGGATGAATATCGCAACTGCTATCGGAATTATGTACCGCATATGGCGTGGAAATCATGGCAAGCATCTCGCGCAGCTATCGAGATAAGGCTTCCTACAGAACTGCAGCTTAAGAAATATGCATGTAGCGACTGCATCAGCGTCACACTTGACGAGGTAGAAAATGGCATCCGCGCCGCTGGAATCAAAGTGAAGGAGTGAGTATGAGCCTACCAGTATTTGTCGTAAACATCCGCGGCTTTGATGGTGAGATGGAGGCGGTGGCAGCATTCACCACATTCAAGAAAGCGGAAAACTATTTAAAGCGCAATGGATTCACATCATGGGCAATTGAGGAACTAACACCTGACGAGGAATGCCATGAGGAAACTAACGTTTGAACTAAGAAGCCCCATCCATCAGCAGAACGCCATTCAAGCCATACAGCAAATCTTCCCCGACCCAACTAAGCTAATCATCGTAACCATCCAGGAACGCAACCGAAGCATAGACCAGAATCGCAAACTCTGGGCCTGTCTTGGTGATGTCTCGCGTCAGGTCGAATGGCATGGTCGATGGCTTGATGCTGAAAGCTGGAAGTGCATCTTCACCGCAGCTTTAAAGCAGCAGGATGTTGTGCCAAACCTCTCCGGCAACGGATTCGTGGTGATAGGCCAGTCAACCAGCAAGATGCGCGTGGGAGAGTTTGCGGAGCTTCTGGAACTTATCCAGGCATTCGGTGCTGAGAAGAATGTTAAATGGTCTGACGAAGCCCGGTTAGCGTTGGAATGGAAAGCCAGATTCGGAGATGCTGCATGAAGAAACAGCGACGAAGCATCACCCAAATAGCAATGGACAACATGATATTCATCCCCACCAAACGCTCCAGAAACAAAACCAAGCCAGTACCTAACGAATCAGACGTAACAACCTTCAACTACACCGCGCACCTGTGGGATATCCGCTGGCTGCGTGACCGCGCGAGGAAATAGCTATGAGCGCAGAAGAAGACTACATCGAGCGTTTCTCTGACCTCATGGAAGATGCAGAAAGCGAAGGAGTCGACGGCATAAACATCATGATGAATTACCTGATGGCTTATGTGGAGGCAATGACAGAGGGCGAAGAAGAGCAGGGAATTATCTGGCAGTTAGGCGACAAAGACCTGGTCATTTCCATTGAGCCAGCAGAACAAACAGCGAGGGTGCATTGATATGGACTATTCACAGTTATCAGATTTTGAAATTAACAGCGCAGTACATAATGCAAAACTAAAAGAGCCATATGCTCTGGTGTTCATGGGTGATGATCGAATTGCATGGACGAAAGAAAATGGTGATCAAATTATCACGGAGAAAGTTCCTTACACCAAAAATGGAGTGCATGACTACTGCAACAACCCGGCAGACGCATGGCCGATTATCGTTGATAACGAAATCTCCCTGAACAGTTACAGCGGCACATGGGAGGCATCGTACGAATATGACGCGCCAATAGGAGCATTTGGCACTGATGAGTTAGTAACCAAAGCTGTGGAGGGTAAGAATCCACTACGTACCGCGATGATCGCTTTCCTGATGAAGCAGGAGCATTCCAATGCTTAGCCCCCGCGAAGCCCAATCCTACGAGCAGCAGAGCATACGTCGAACGTTGTGCGCCGGCTGCACGAAGGAACTATCCGAGGATGAGACTCACGTTTGTGAGGAATGCTCGGCGATGGCAATAGCGTATCGAGACCCTAACGGATTTATGACGGAGGAAGATGATGACTAACCTACGCAAAGAAGCGCGAGGTCGAGAATGCCAGGTGCGTATCTACGGCATCTGCAATCACAACCCTGAAACTACCGTGTTAGCGCATTACCGAATGGCTGGAATATGCGGTACCGGTATTAAGCCAGATGATCTTCTTGCAGCATGGGCGTGTAGCAGTTGCCACGACGAAATAGACCGCAGAACGCACATCATTGACCATGAATTCGCAAAGATTTACCACCTCGAAGGAGTGATGCGCACTCAGGACATTCTACGCAAGGAGGGGAAGATTAAGACATGAATGAATATAACTTCATTCTTCCATGGCCTCCCAGCGTGAACACATACTGGCGACGGCAAGGAAGCAGGTATTACATCAGCAAGAAAGGCCAGCAGTACCGCAAAGAAGTTATCCAGATTATCAAAAGCCTCAACCTGGACATCCTCACCAAATCACGACTCCGTATCAAAATCATCGCCGCAGTGCCAGATTCCCGGCGCAGAGATATAGACAACATTTTGAAATGTCTCCTCGACTCACTTGTCCATGCCTCATTCGCTGAGGACGACGAGCAGTTTGATGATATTCGCGTGATTCGTGCAGCAAAAGTGAAGGGCGGTCAGGTTGAAATCAAGATTACAGAACTGGAGGCAACATGTGCAGCGTAACTAACATCCAGCAAGTCAAATGGCAGCGTCAGCGCGATATGCATACCGAGCAGGTGCTGATTGGCAAAGAGCATGAGCTAGAGCGCAGTCTTGAGTATGTGCGCGAGCAGCTGAGGGAAGTGCGTAATCGGCTTGGTACGAATAAGCCAGACCATGACCCGGAGGCAGCCTGATGGATATCAAAGACTCTCTTGAAAGGATGAAGAAGGCTAACGAAGAAAATAAAACCCCCATCACCGTTAACAGAGGGCTTCTTAAGTCCGCGCTGATGGAAATCGAACTTCAGAGCAAATGTCACGGTGAATCATTCGCTACCAGAATGGTCGTGGCTCGACTAAAAGATGCGCTGGGGATAAAGCCATGAGACACACACCGATCTTCGGCATGGTCAACTTTATTGACGATGCTCATTTCCGCCGCGTATGGAAGCACCCAAAGAAAACCATCAACACCCGTCAGAAAGCATGGGTTCACTACATGCTCCAGGTATGGGGAAAGGTTAACGCCGGTGACGATTCCCCGGGTGGTGCAATCAACGTTATCGGTCGCCTGATGATTCGTTGTCAGTGGAGTGATGACAAAGCTAAACAGATTGAGTCTGTCGTCATGCGCCTGTATGAGGAAGATGGACTGCGTGGAGATGCGCTATATCAGAAAGCTCGCGAACTGGTCATCCCTCAATCATCGTTCAGCAACATCATCGCTCTCGCCAAAGAATCCGATGATGCTGCTTTCGTTGAACGTGTGATGGTCAAGACGTTTCACCGTGAAAGCCCCGTCCGCGATGTAGCTATTAAGCGATATTGCAATCGCAATTGCACGCAAGATATCGCCAGGCTGTTGAATGCGGTCACTGGAATGGATATCCAGTCATGCAGGCGCAGGGTTGTCTGGTGCGAGAATGTGCTCGATTCAGAAATCTTTTATGCGATGAGGCGCGAAATTGAGAAGGAATTTCCACAAGCAGCATAATATTTAGGTAAATTGTCCTAAATAACTTGCGCAGGCGAAATGGAAGTAGTACATTTTGTGTATGCTCGGAGCAAAAGCGAACAGAGCAGCCAAACAAACAAGCCCTGAGGTTCACGCCTTGGGGCTTTTTTATGGGCGAAATCTGGTAAGGGCATTAGGCAGACGGCAACCGGCATCCTCGGAATAGCAACCGGTGAAACGCTGATGCAGGATTGTGACGACGCTCGTCAGTGCTCTTTCCAGTTTTCGTCACGTTAGCGACTTTGCGGACTTTTAAGAAACGGACCACAAAGATAAATGCAAACGATGATCAATTCCTGGCAGTAGCCTAACGGCTAAACACCAGTGAGGTCTTCCGACTCCTCATCAAATAATTCGGCGCACTGGCCCGGTGTGATTAATAATGGGCGCACGACCTTTCTGAAAGCACTCTATATCCAACAACCAGACCTCACACACCTCACCGTATCGCTCTGTGGCTACGGGTTTAGAGTGCTGCCAAAAAAGAAAACCCAGCATTGAGCTGGGCTTCGTGAAAATGGGCGACCGTAAGTAGTTGGAGCTACCTGCGGCCATCTTGCTCATGATAGGAGTCACGAACAAAGACCGAGGCCCATATCGTCTGATCAGACGCCATGACCATAGATCGGATTTGTTCAGCAGACAATTACCTAGATTCTTAATTCTTGAACAAATCCTCACTACTGTGAGGTAAGACATGAAGATGCCAGAAAAACATGACCTGTTATCCGCTCTTATGGCGGTGAAGGAACAAGGCATCGGAGCCATCCTAGCGTTTGCAATGGCGTACCTTCGCGGAAGATATAATGGCGGTGCGTTTACTAAGACGGTAATCGACGCAACGATGTGCGCCGTTATAGCCTGGTTCGTGAGAGACCTTCTCGACTTCGCCGGACTGAGTAGCAATCTTGCCTATATCGCAAGTGTGTTCATCGGTTACATAGGCACTGACTCGATCGGTGCGCTAATCAAACGCTTCGCTGCTAAAAAAGCCGGAGTCGATGATGCAAATCAGCAGTAACGGAATCAACAAACTTAAACGTGAAGAAGGCGAGAAGCTTAAAGCCTATCTCGACAGTCGCGGCATACCAACAATCGGTGTTGGTCATACCGGGAAGGTTGACGGCAAGCCAGTTGCTCTTGGCATGACCATCACAGCAGATAAATCATCTGAGCTTCTGAAAGGTGATCTGCAGTGGGTGGAGGATGCAATCAGCAGTCTGGTTCGCGTTCCGCTTAATCAAAACCAATACGATGCTTTGTGCAGCCTGATATTCAATATCGGCAAAACAGCATTCGCAGGTTCTACAGTGCTTCGTCAGCTCAACCTGAAGAATTACCAGGCTGCCGCTGATGCATTCCTGCTATGGAAGAAGGCCGGTAATGACCCTGATATCCTTCTCCCGCGGAGACAGCGAGAAAGAACGCTGTTCTTATCATGAGCAGACTAACCGCACTCATCATTGCCGTAATCACCTGCATCATCGTCTCTCTTGTATGGGCTGTTAATCACTACCGTGATAACGCAATCGACTACAAAGAGCAGAGAGACAAGGCCAATAAAGACCTCAATCTGGCGAAAGAAACAATAAGCGACATGCAGACGCGCCAGCGCGACGTTGCCGCTCTCGACGCTAAATACACGAAGGAGCTTTCTGATGCTAATGCGACTATCGAAAGTCTCCGCGCTGATGTTTCTGCTGGGCGCAAGCGCCTGCAAGTCTCCGCCACCTGTTCAAAGTCAGCGCCCGGAGCCAGCGGCATGGGCGATGGAGAAAGCCCAAGACTTACAACAGATGCTGAACTCAATTATTACCGTCTCAGAAGTGGAATCGACAAAATAACCGCGCAGGTGAGCTACCTGCAGGAATACATCAACACCCAGTGCCTGAAATAACCCCTGTAAGGGATAATAATAACGTTATCCCCTTGTGAGGATATTTCCCAATAGCGCTACATCTTCGCTGCTTTCCTGTATTAGCCATGACTGCAGCTCCTCCTTCCTGCAAGAGCGTGCAGGTTATTCGAAAAAGATGATACCGCGTCACAGCATTGCGGGATGCCTGTGGCGTTCATAGCTGCCTTCTCAAGCAGTGGTAGAAGAATTGAGAGTGCAATACAGAGCATTCTTTCGAGAATGTTCAATATTGCAGCAAGTTTTATGTGTGCGCCTACGGGCGGGATATTCACTATTCAGTAGGAAATTCTATTATGAGCACTAAATGTATCTCCACAGGTGGTTATCCGGTTGAAGTGGCAACCATGGAAGATGTTGATGGAGAAGCTTACACGCTACCGGCTGCAACAACATCTACGCTAGGCGGGGTTAAGAAGATGGTGGCACAGGCTGATTCAACCGCAACAGATGTTGCTGGTCTGCTGGCTGACTTCAACTCTCTGCTGGCTAAAGCTCGCACTGCCGGACTGATGTGATGATCACCATGAGGGTGGTCGCACAAAAGCGGTGGTGGGTAAGCCCATTACTTTCCGTGCTTAAGGCGTTTGTCTATGCACGAATCGTTAAAGAGAAACACTTCAAACCCCTGTCAGACTTCATTGCTCGATGGGGATTCAAGTTCAGAACAGAGAAATAACATGGCAAAGCTCACTGACAAACAAGAGCTGTTTGCCCGTGAGTACCTGAAAGATTTAAACGCCACACAGGCAGCTATCAGGGCGGGTTACAGCGAGGATTCTGCAGCCTCACAAGGGTGCGAGAACCTTATAAAACCCAATATCGCAATACGCATAGCTGAGCTTAAGGCTGAACGAAACGAAGAGGTTGGTGTAGACGCTGCTTACGTATTGCGACGTCTCACGGAAATCGACCAGATGGATGTTCTCGACATCCTGCTTGCGAATGGCGAGCTCAAGCCGATTAAAGACTGGCCCAAGGTATGGCGAACAACGCTATCTGGAATGGATGTAGTTGAGATGGCATCTGCAGAAAGCTCCGCTCTTCTGAAGAAAATAAAATGGCCTGACAAGGTGAAGAATCTTGAGTTGCTCGGTAAGCATGTTGACGTGCAGGCATTTAAAGAAAGCATAAAGACTGAGCAGACGGGAACAATGCAGGTCGTCAACTACTCGCCATCGGATTATTCCGCAGCGCAGCAAGCGCTAGAGGGGAAGCTAACCGGACTGGATTAAGCCTATGAACGAAATTATCGAATGGGATGATTTGTCATTCCCTGAGCGTGTAGTGCTTCGTTCAAAGTCAACCAAATCGTTTCTCAACTTCACTCGCCTGTGGTTCGAACTGATTCAGGGTGATCGCCTTCTGGTTAACTGGCATCACCGGTTAATGGCGTCAAAGATTGATGACTTGATAGCCGGTCGATTAGAGCCGGGTAACCTGATTATCAATATCCCACCTGGTGGGACGAAAACTGAGTTCTTCTCCATTCACTTTCCAGCATACGTCAATGCACTGGTGCAGGAAGGGAAGCTCAAGCGCTTTCGTAACCTGAATATTTCGTTTGCTGACACGCTGGTTAAACGTAACTCACGCCGTACCAGAGACATTATTGCCAGCAAGGAGTACCAGGAATTCTGGCCTTGCTCATTCGGCGTCAACCAGGCTGAAGAGTGGGAGATAAAAGACGATCGTGGTCGCTCAATAGGGCAGACGGTTTCCCGATCAAGCAACGGACAAATCACCGGTGGTCGTGGTGGTTACTTCGGTCATGAGTTCTCCGGCATGGTTATGCTGGATGACTACAACAAGCCGGTCGATATGCTCAGCGAATCGCGCAGGAACAGCGCTAACACGCTTCTGGTAAACACCATTCGCTCTCGTCGTGGTGATAAGTCTAAAGAGCACCCAACGCCGTTTGTGAGCATTCAGCAGCGCCTACATACAGAGGATGCAACAGGATTCATGTTATCTGGCGGGATGGGCGTTAAATTCCACCACGTAGCTATCCCTGCGCTGATTGACGAGAAGTACATTCAGTCTCTAGCAGAGCCATGGCGCTCTCTGTGCTGGGAGACGGTGAAAGAAACCGACTCTGTGGAAGTGTCCGGTACGCGCTACTGGTCATACTGGCCGCAGATGGAAGACGTGAACGACCTCCTGCAACTCTGGGAGAAGGACCGCTACACGTTCCTCTCTCAGTATCAGCAAAACCCGATGGCGCTTACTGGAGGCATCATCGATACGGACTGGTTCCAGACGTACACCACGCTTCCTAAGCTCACTCACCGCGCCGTATACGTCGATACGAACAGTGGCAAGGTTGAGGACTGGCTTGACTACACGGTCTTCACGCTTGTTGGCATGGGTGTGGATGGCAATCTCTACATCATCGATGTGGTGCGTGGCCGCTGGGACCCTGAAGACCTCCTGAAGAAAGCGGAAGAGGTCTGGGAGAAATGGCGCATGCAGGGCTCGCTAAGAATCATGCCTATGCGTCATATGGCCATCGAAGAGAAGCAGGCTGGACAAGGCCTGATAACAACCCTCAAGAAGCGCAACAGCATTCCGGTTAAAGAGATTCCTCGCGGCGCAGGCCAGAACAAACTGGTTCGCTGCCTTAACGTCATTCCTCAGATTAAAACTGGCAAGGTTTATGTTCCTGCCACTCATGATGAGCACGGAGCTATCAGGCCTCACGTTTACTACGAAGACGGAACGGTAGCCGGTACAACCTCATGGGTTATCACCGCAATGACTGAATGCGCCGCATTCTCTGCTGACGACAGTCACGACAATGACGACATCCTTGATACATGGATGGACGCCATTGACGACAATCTTATTTCTGGTCGCCAGCCAATGGTTATCGACCCGAGCCAACTCAGGAGAATTTAAGTGTGGCCGTTTAAAAAGAAACAAGTCGCCGCGCCTGAGCCGGTGAAAGAACAAAAGCCAGAGATGAAAATCCGTCCAGAGGCGGTGGCAGAAATTCAGGCTAAACCACCTCGCGAGATTGAACAGTACAAGCCACCAATCGGAGTTATCCCTGAGAGCATAGAGAAAGGCATTCTGGCGATGGACTCAACGCCATACGGAGCGCTTAACGAAGCTTATATGGGATATACCTATGGATATCCTGACAGCTTTCCTGGCTATCCATACCTGGCTACGCTGGCTCAAAAGCCTGAGTATCGCAAGATGGTTGGCACCATCGCAGAAGAGATGACCCGCAAGTGGATCAAGCTCAAAACTGTAGGCGATGACGATAAAGCAGATCGCGTTAAGCAACTCTACGCTGCAATGGAAAAGTTTAAGGTTAAGGACCGTTTCCGCGAGGCAGCAGAGCATGACGGTTACTTTGGCGGCGGCCAGATTTATATCGATGTGCAGTCGGCTAGAGGCGTGTCTGCATGGACTGACCCGATAGAGTTGGGGTCAAAGCTGTTCCTGTCTGACAAGAAGATTAAGAAAGGCAGTCTCAAGGGATTCACCGTTATCGAGCCAGTATGGACTTACCCGGGCGTCTACAACACAGATAACCCGATGAGCCCTGACTTCTACAAGCCAACAGAATGGTTTGTGATGGCTAAGACGGTAAACGCCAGCCGCATGCTGGACTTTGTATCAAGAGAGGTCCCTGACCTGCTTAAGGCAGCGTACAACTTCCGTGGCCTGAGCCTGACGCAGATTGCCGAGCCGTACGTCAATAACTGGCTGAGAACTCGAGACAGCATTAGTGACCTGATTCACTCATTCACCATTCCTGTGTTATCGACCAACATGGCTACGATTTTACAGGGTGGAGGGGCTGAATCACTCATTAGTCGCCTGCAAATGTTCAATCAGTGTCGCGATAACCGTGGTGCTTTTGCAATAGATAACAGTGTCGAACAGCCAGAGAAGGCGGAGTTTATAAGTGCACCACTTGGTGGCCTTGACGCGCTACAAGCTCAGGCCTTTGAGCAACTATGTGTACCATCCAGTGAACCGTTAGTTAAGTATGCGGGCATTACGCCGAGTGGTCTCAATGCTTCATCAGAGGGCGAAATTCGAGTCTTCTACGACTACATCCACGCACTGCAGCAATCCATCTTCAAAGACAACCTGAAGCGCGTTCTTGACATCATCCAGCTTTCAGAGTTTGGCGACATCGACCCGGATATCTACTTCGAGTTTGAGCCTCTCTACGAGATGACCGAGAAAGAGAAAGCAGAAATCCGCAAGATTGATGCTGACACCGACGCGGTTAACGTAGCAACTGGAGCGCTGACGGGTAATGAGATTCGGCAGAAGATCGCAAATGACCCTGACAGCCCATATCACTCACTGGACCTAAGCGATGACATCGAAATCGAAGACGACTACGAAGACGATGACCAGCGGGAAGAAGAAATCGACGCGGCAAACGCTGAGAGCAATTCATCCTAATGCCGGTGTTGAGGCGTGGTATCGCAGGCAGCTAGACAATCACATCAGAGAGATGCAGAAGTCCGTTGTGTACTGGCTGACCGCTAACTACAAAGCGAGTGGTGCAGCGGTGGCAATGGACGCATCTCCTGCCGTGTTTATGCGTGATGCCATGAAGAATCTCGCCAAGCGATGGACTAAGGCATTCGACAGCGTATCTCAGAAGTTGGCAGAAAGGTTTGCCGGTGATGCGATGAAGAATACCGACGTATCACTGCATAATGCGCTCGAAACTGCGGGATTCACTGTTGAGTTCAAAATGACCGCGTCGATGAATAACGCACTTCAGGCGACCATTGCAGAGAATGTTGGGCTGATACGCTCAATTCCGGAGAAGTATTTCACTGAGGTTGAGGGGCTGGTTATGCGCTCGGTTGCACGGGGTCGTGACCTGTCCTACCTCACTGACGAGCTTCAGAAGCGTTATGGCATTACGCGCAGGCGTGCAGCATTAATCGCACGCGATCAGAATAACAAAGCAACTTCAGTAATGCAGGCTGCAAGGCAGCAATCACTTGGTATCACTCAGGGCGTCTGGAAACACTCGCATGCTGGCAAAGAGCCGCGACCATCCCACGTTAAATCTGATGGAAAGGTTTTTGAGCTAAGCAAGGGAATGTATCTGGATGGCAAATGGGTGATGCCTGGCGAGGAAATCAACTGTCGTTGCACCTGGTCACCAGTCATACCCGGTCTTAGCTAGACGGAATAAAAAATGAAAACAACTGAACGGTTGGCATTTGACCGCGCATCCGTGCGCTCGTTTGATGGCAACGGCAGGCTTCAGGTTAAGTTAAGCAATATCAGCAAGGCGAATGTCTGCCCCTACTTCGGGAGAGAGATTCCAGGCGCTGAAAAGCTCGGGTTAGAGCCAGATAAGATTTATCAGTTATGGCGACATCCTGACGAACTGAAGAAAGCCGCTGCAACATTCAACAACATCCCCCTTTTATCAATCCATACACCTGACTTCCCCGGCGACCCACCGCGCGAGTATCGCGTTGGCGTAACGCATTCAAATGCAGACTTTGACGGAACGTATCTGACAAACGGTTTATCGGTTTGGGATGACTCCGCAATAGCCGGTATTGAGACGGAAGAGCAGGAAGAATTGTCTTCGTCGTACCAATACGTCGCTGACATGACCCCCGGAGTTACACCGAATGGAGAGCCGTATGACGGCATCATGAGGGACATCATCGGGAACCACGTAGCGCTGGTTGAAAAAGGCCGCGCAGGAAGCGACGTATTGGTCGCAGATTCACTACCCCCGGAGTTAAAGCAAATGGCACGAGCTAAAAATATTCTCGACGCTCTGAAACCATTCCTAGCGGCTGACGCTGACCTGAAAGAAGTCGAAGAAAAGGTCAAAGATAAGCTCGATGAGGAAGACGAAAAGCGTGAAGAAGATGATCTGAAGAAAAAGGCAGAGCGCGAGAAAGAAGAGGCTGAAAAGCTGAAAAAGGAAACCGCTGACGACGAAGATGACGAAGACAGCGATGACAAAAAGAAAAAGCCAGCCGAAGACGAAGACGATGAAGACGATAAAAAAGACGACAAAGTCTCCAAAACGGCAATGGATAGTGCGATCCGTTTAGCAGCAGACAGCGCAACCAAACGTGCGGCTGAGAACTTCCGCAAAGTGCGTGAAGCTGAGCAGGCTGTGCGACCGCTGATTGGCGATGTCGTTGCAATGGACTCCGCTGATGATGTCTACCGCACTGCACTTGAGCAGGCTGGCGTTGATATCGAAGGCGTTCATCCTTCGGCCTTCCCTAAGATGGTCAAAATGGCTATCGAGCAGCAGAACAACAAACGCCCTGTCATTGCGCAGGATTCCGCATCTAACAGCGAATTTGAGAAAGCTTTCCCGACCGCTGGCAAACTGAAACGAGGTTTCTAACATGGCAGGTTTTCAGAGTGTAATTAACCAATACCCAGCACCGGGTGTTGAAGGTGGCTTTGCGAGCACCAACCCTCACGCAGTATTCCTGGCAGGCGAAGCGGCATTGGTCGCTGGCACTGACGGTCTGACAGTTGGCCGCTTTGCTTGGGCGGTTGATGGCGTGGCATCAAATACTGGCACTGGCGCTCCTTCTGGCTTTGTTCATCGCGATGGCCAAGCTTCAATCACTGTATGGCTTGGCGAAGCTTCAATGCTCATCCAGCCAGGCCGTGAAGTAACCCTGATGACTGCTGGCGACTTTTGGGCGCGTACCGCTACTGCAGCAACTCGTGGACAGAAAATCTTTGCTGTGCTTGCTGATGGCACCATTAAAACCGGTGCGGCAGGAGCAACCATTTCCGGCGCAGTCGAAACGCCTTTCTATGCTGGTAGCGCTTGTGATGCAGGCGAACTGGTCAAAATCAGCACCTGGAGCAAGTAATGAACGAATTTCAGAAACACTATTCCGCTGCTAGCGGCAAATACGGCATCATTCTGCCGGGCGCGAAAGACTACCTGAAGCCTGACTTTGCAGAAAACTTCCAGATGGCTATGGATGCCCAGCCAACCATGGTTACTGCGAACAACGCAGGTATCCCTGCCTACTTCACCAACTACGTTGATCCAGAGCTGATTCGCGTTCTGGTTACTCCAATGAAAGCAGCAGAAATCATTGGTGAAGTGAAGAAAGGCGACTGGACTACCCTGACCGCTCAGTTCCCAATCGTAGAAAGTACCGGTGAGACCAGCTCATATGGCGACTTCAACAACAACGGCATGACTGCGGCTAACGTTAACTGGGTTCCTCGCCAGTCTTACCATTACCAGACGCATACCCGTTGGGGCGAGCGTGAACTGGATATGTACGGCGCTGCGCGTATCGGTTACGCAGCAGAGCTAAACGTAGCATCTGCTCTGGTTCTGAATAAGTTCCAGAACAAGTCCTACTTCTTCGGCATTGACGGCCTGATGAACTATGGCCTGCTGAATGACCCTTCTTTGACGGCATCAATCACGCCAAATGCAACCGGCATTGGCGGCGCTGTTACCTGGTCAACCAAAGATGGTCAGGCGGTGTATGACGACATCGTAAAACTGTACGGCCAACTGGTTTCTCAAACCAAAGGTCTGATTGAGCGTACTGACCCCATGACTCTTGCCATGTCTCCTTCTGCGGAAGTGAACCTGACCAAGACCAACATGTACAACGTCAACGTGTCTGACCTGCTGAAGAAAAACTTCCCTAACCTGCGTGTTGAAACTGCAGTTGAGTATTCAACTGATGCGGGTGAGCTCGTACAGCTGATTGCAGATCGCCTTGGTGAGCAAGACACTGCCTATGCGGCCTTCACCGAGAAGATGCGTGCGCACGCAGTTGTGGTTGAAGAATCCAGCTGGAAGCAGAAGAAATCAGGCGGCACATGGGGTGCAATCATTCGTCAACCGCTGGGCATCGCCAGCATGATCGGGGTTTAATTCATGGCAGAGACTATCGTAGTAGGTTGCAAACTTCCTAATGGCCTGATTGTTGAGCAAGATGGCTACACGGTAACGCTGAATGGCTCCAATTCTGCCAATGTCATTGGCGGTTATGGTCTTACCGATGGCGTAGACAAGGATGCGTTCGAGAAGTGGCTTTCAGTTCATAAAGAGCAACCTTACGTCGTGAATGAGCTCGTCTTTTCCCAGGCAAAAGCCAACAGCGCACAGGCAAAAGCGTCCGAGAACGCCAAGGTCAAATCTGGACTTGAGGGGCTTCCTCAGGACAAGCCGATGCCTGGCATCGAAAAATCGGACGGTAAGTAATCATGGCGATCGTTGTTTTCGACATTAACGCATTCCGTGAGCGTTACCCCGAGTTTGACACGGTAAGTGACACGCTGCTGAATGCGTATTTCGTTGAGGCAACGGTCTACCTTGATAACACTGATTGCAGTCCTGTTACCGATGTAAATGTGCGTGCGGTGTATCTGAATATGCTCGTGGCGCACATTGCAGCCCTGAATTCAGGCGTGGGTGGTCAGAAGCCATCCGGACTTGTCGGCAGGGTTGCGAGTGCATCTGAAGGGTCTGTTTCAGTGTCTACCGGTGAGGTTCCTGTAAGCCCATCGTCATGGTGGTATCTACAGACACCTTACGGCGCTGCTTACTGGCAGGCTACCGCTCCTTACAGGACGTTTAAATACGTTCCTGGCGCATCACCTTCATTCTATCCCGGACATTATTACCGCAGGCCAGTTACCCGGAGGTGAGCATGACCACGTTTAGTGGTGGCACAGCTTTAGAGGCGAAACTTTCTGAGCTGGCGGAAAAGCTTGGCGACGGTAAAACGCTTAGGGTCGGATTCCTTGAAGGGTCGACATACCCTGACGGACAATCTGTCCCAATGGTTGCCGCAGCCAACGAATATGGCGACCCGGCAATGAACAGGCCGCCACGCCCATTCTTCCGAAACATGATCGCCGGAAAGTCACCAGAATGGCCGCAGGATATCGCGAAGATAGCCGAGGCTACCGGTTACGACGCAGAAACGATGCTGGGGCTGATGGGTGAACATATTAAAGGTCAGTTGCAGGGCTCAATCAGAGACCTGATGGAACCCGCACTATCTCCAGTTACGATCGCCAAAAAGGGCTTCTCTAAGCCACTCATTGAAACATCCCACATGCTAAACAGCGTCGATTACGACATTAAGGATGGCGTATGAACCTGAGAGGCATAGCCAATAGCGCTACGAGAGCAATTAACCCAAACGTGGATGGCGTATTCCGGATTAATACCGGTTTCACTACATTACCTGGTGGAAAGCGAGAGCAGACGTACAGCAACGTTGATGTTGAAGTGCAGATGCAGGAGCTATCGTCAACAGACCTACGACAGGTAGATGCCATCAACATTCAGGGCATCCTGAAAAGTGCGTATCTGAATGGGAACTTCAATGGCGTGAACCGACCAGATCAAAAGGGTGGCGACATTCTTATTGTAAATGGTCAGCAGTGGTTGGTGGTGAAGGTTCCTGAGTTATGGCCTGACTGGTGCCGAGTTATTGTTAACCTGCAGAGGTCGCCATGACAGCCACAGTAGACATCACCGAGCTAGACCTGCGCATTGCACTGCAGGCGTTTCTGATGGATATCACCGGCCTCACCATAGACAACGTGCTGGTAGGTCAGCAAAACCTCACGCCAATGCCGCTTCATGACTTCATCATCATGACGCCACTGAAGCAGATAGGCCTGTCTACCAACCGCGTCAAATATGACGACAACGGCGTGCATGGCGAAGGTAAGCAACTAAATCAGCGCAGCACCCAATGGCCTTGCCAGATTGATTGTTATGGCGAGAACGCAGCTGATAATGCTGCAATCATCGGCACACTAATCCGCTCAGACTTTGCCTGTGAGTGGTTCAGACAGAACGGCAACGTCATCACCCCTCTTTACTGCTCAGACCCTCATCAGACAACGATGATAAACGGCGAGCAACAATACGAAGGCCGCTGGACGATGGAATTCATCGGGCAATTCAACCCGTCTGTTACCACACGCCAGGACTTCATGGACAGCATTACAGTCGGCGTTATTGCCGCAGATTTAAAATACCCTCCGGAGAGTTAATAAATGGCAATCCCATTAAGAAAGGACGTCCAGATTAACCCTGGCGTTTTGCCTGCTGGCGGTTCAGCGCTTGACTTGAATGGTCTCATCCTTACCGACAGCGCTTATGCTCCGGTGGGGAGTGTTATCACATTCACGAACAAAGAAGACGTAGCGGCCTATTTCGGTAGTGCATCGGCTGAATTCAGCATGGCTGAAGTGTATTTTCAGGGCTACGACAATTCCACCAAGACGCCTGGAGCGTTGCTGTTTGCACGGTTTAATCCGGAAGATGCTGCGGCTTGGTTACGCTCAGGTTCAATGGCGGCCGTAACGTTAGACCAGCTCAAATTGCTGAGTGGTGTACTGACACTGACCGTTGACGGAACTGCGCATACCTCAGCCAGTATCGACCTGAGCACAGCAACAAGCTTTGCTATGGCTGCTGACCTGATTGAAACAGGTATCGGCTCAAGTGTTACGGTAGAGTTCGACACCACACAGAAGCGCTTTATCATCACCAGCGCGACCGATGGCGCAGCGAGCACCATCACCTACGCAACAGGAACTATTTCCGCTGGTCTGAAACTGACAGCGGCTACCGGCGCTCAGTTGTCTCAGGGCGCGGATGCTGCAGTAGTCACTACGGCGATGCAGTCAGTGCTGGATAGCTCTCAGAACTGGGCAATCTTCACTACATCCTTCACGCCGACTGAACAAGAGGCGATGGACTTCTCAGCCTGGGTTAACGGTCAGAATTACCGGTTCGGCTACGTGCCATTCACGCTGGAAGAATCCGCGTTGGTATCTGGCTCAACTGACACGCTGGCGTACAAAATCATCAGCACTTACGACTATTCAAGCGTCGTACCGGTGTTCGGTGACCAGACTCATGCAGCGAGCGTTATTGGATATGCCGCATCTCTTGACTTCGACCGTCAGGAAGGCCGCGTGCCATTTAAATTCCGCTCACTCGGTGGGCTGCTGCCAGAAGTAACCACATCAGCAAATTACGATGCGCTGATTGCCAACGGCTACAACTTCTACGGCGCGTACACGGCGAATAACTACGATACCCGTTATTGGGCAGATGGCGCGATTACTGGCGATTTCAAATGGTTCGACTCTTTCTGTAACCAGATTTGGATCAACGCCAACCTCTCACAGGATGCAATCGAGTTGTTCCAGTCCAACCGCAGCATTCCTTATAACGCACGCGGAAAGGCGATCATCGAGGCGTCATTTGCAGACACCCTGAACCAGGCAATTGTGTTTGGCGCAATCCGCACTGGCGTAACACTGTCCAGCTCTCAGATTTCAGAGATTCAGAATGCCGTGGGCGCTGATATTTCCCCATCGCTGATTGCCAAGGGTTACTACCTGTATATTGCAGACGCCACTCCTACGCAGCGTCAGGAGCGCACAAGCCCTAGCATGACCCTGTGGTACTGCGACGGTGGTTGCGTGCAGAAAATCACTCTCGCTTCAATTGAAGTTCAGTGATGGTTGGGGGTGTAAAGTATTGCAAGGATTGCTGCCAAACACTCCCAAAGGAAATGTTTTGCGCCAACAAGTCATCTAAAGATGGCTTGTGTGCGTATTGCAGAGAGTGCACGAAAAAAAGGTATTCTTCTTATTATAAAAAGAATGCTGAATCACTCAAAAAGAGGTCTGCTGATTACAGAAGGAACAATCACGAGCAGGTGAAAATAAAGCTAAAGGAATGGCATCAGGAAAATAAACAGCACTCTTTAAAATACAGACAAAGCGCAAAGCAAAGAATCAATGAGAACGGCAAGAGATATCGAGAAAGGCATCTTGGTAAGGTTCGCGCTCGCTATGCGGAAAGAAGAGCCCTGCTCAGCGCGCCAGTGTGGGCCTGCAAGGAAAAGATGAAAGGGTTTTATGAAGACGCGGTTAGGTTGTCAAATGAAACAGGCATACCTCATGAAGTTGATCATATTGTCCCTATAAAATCGAAATATGTTTGCGGTCTACATTGCGAATTCAATCTTCAGGTTGTGCCACGAGAGGTTAATAGACGCAAGTCAAACCTATACTGGCCTGACATGTAAACACCTGGTAAGCATATGAAACACAATAAAGATATTTATCTATCTAAATACCCAAACTTATTGCGAGAGGTGCAATAAATGTCCAACACTATTACAAGCGCTGATTCAATCTTTGCCCTCACTGTTACCAACCTGTTCCCCAGCGCTCAAACGCTGGAAGGATACGCAGCGGACGCGATGTTTGCTCTGGGTGATACAGAAATGGCGGTTTCCGTCCGTGGAGCTGACGGTAAACTCTCTGGCGGCTTCGTTTTCGGTGAGTATCTGCAGACGATCACAATCATGCCAGACAGTCCATCTCGTGAACTGTTCGAGACCTGGCAGCTGACGTCTCTGACCTCAAAAGCGGTATTCCGCTGCAACGCAACAATCATCCTCCCGGCGATTAGTCGCAAGTTCACGCTGACCAACGGCATCCTGCAGCGGGTTAAAGCCATCCCTGATGCGCAACGCGTACTGCAGGCAATGACCTTCCAGATAAATTGGGAATCAGTCGTGGGCGAAGCGTACAACGCATAAGGACTAACATGGCACGCAAAGAGATTTTCTACACCGTCGAAGATAAAGGCCGTGACAATGGGAAGGTTTTCTACATTCGCGAAATGTCAGCTACTCAGGCTGAGTGGTGGGCAATTCGTGCCGGACTGGCAATGGCTAAAAACGGCGTTAATCTTCCGGATAACTTTTCAGATATGGGCATGGCAGGCATGGCAAAAGTCGGCCTCGAGATGGTGGCTAAAATCCCTCCAGAGGATGCACGGCCTCTCCTGGACGAGCTGATGAAGTGTGTTCAGGCCGTTCCAGACCCAGCCAATCAGAGCATTAAGCGCCCACTGATTGATGATGATACTGAAGAGGTTATGACTCGCCTGAAACTTCGCGGTGAAGTCTTTAAGCTGCACGTCGATTTTTTGACCGCCGCCGCCAGTTAGACATCCCTCCGGTAATGGGTCAGCAAATCGCTGGCCTGACCGACTATGCCAACGTACCTAAAACAATAGCGACGGTTCTGTCATCGGGTAAATGCTCGCTGACAGAGCTAAGCACAACGCTTGGCGTAGAGGATTTATGGTGGTGGCTTGAGATAATCACAGTCGACAATTACAACCAAATGGTCATCAACAGGGCTCAGGAGAATGGCTGATGCCAACGATTATTGACTCACTGGTAGTCACTCTTGGTCTTGACTCTTCCGGATTCAAGAAAGGCCAGACAGAAGTAAAAAAAGGCCTGGACGATACCAGAAAGAATGCTGACCAGACAGCTAAAGACATGGAGGCCGCAGGTAAAAGAGCGGCCTCATTTTTTGGCTCAATCCGAACAGAATTACTTGCACTGGTAGGCGTTACCTTATCGGCGCAGGGTATTAAGACATTCATCACCAACATGACATCAGACCTGATGCGGTTGGGGATTGAATCTCGCGCTCTGGATATCTCTGCTAAGTCGCTTGATGGATGGGAGAGAGCGGCGGCGGCTGCCGGTTCAACTGCAGAACGCATGGCAGGCACGCTGGGAAACTTCCAGAAGACGCTGACAAACATCCGTACCGGTGGTGGACAGGACGATCCGCTTTTTGGTGCCCTTGCGTCATTTGCCGGTGCAACAGGCGCTAACTTCGATTACCAGAACGACAACGCCGAAAAAATCATGCGTAAGATTGCCAGTAACTGGGGCAAGTTGAGCAAAGATGCTCAGCGCCGATTTGGCGGCATGTTTGGCTTTGATAATGCTACTCAGCAGGGACTCGCAAACGGATCTCTGGTTCAGGATGCCGACCGTTTCGCGAAGATATCCCGGGCTACCGATGAAGCCACCAGAAAGGCGCTGGAGTTTAACCGCCGTCTGGAACAGATGAAGCAGAACTTTGCTGCAGCATCTCAGGTGCTTTATGAGGCGTTGATTCCATACATTGAGAAGATCATTCCCCTGATTGAGAAGTTCGGGATATGGATTAGTACTCACGGCCCAGAAATCAGCAAATTCTTCTCTAACACAGCAGATGAAATCAACAAAGTAGTTGATGCTGTAGGTGGTCTTGAAAACGCTCTCAAACTGCTTCTGGTGTTTGTTGGTGGGAAGTGGCTGCTGGGCATGACAAGCTCAATCGGTGGCGTCAAGGGCGCTCTTACAGCGCTTGGGCGCGTAAGCATGATCGCCGGTTTGGTTGAGCTTCAGAAGTATGCTGAGAAGCTTGAAAATAAGTACGCATGGCTTAAAGACAATCCGGTAACAAACTTCCTAAATAGTGGCGCAGGAACAGACACAACCACGGAATGGGGTAAGCAACTCCACGACTGGATATTCGACAAAACCGGCATTGAATTACCTCGTGGTGACGGTTACAAATCCGCACCTCGTGGCATACGCAATAACAACCCGGGCAACCTGAACTATGTCGGGCAGGCTGGCGCGACAATGGAAGGTGGCGAAGGCGGTAGATTTGCGGTGTTCGAATCAATGCAGCATGGTGTTGCAGCACTCTACAAGCAGCTTCAACTGTACTTTAAGCGCGGCATAAACACCCTTTCCTCAATCGTCAAAACCTATGCCCCTGCATCTGACAATAACAACGTCGACGCCTATATTTCTGCGCTCACCAAAGCAACAGGAAAAGGCGCTAACGAGGTTCTGGATTCAGGAGACACAGCGACAATTGCAAGGTTGATGAAGGGCATTGTCGACCATGAGAACGGTAAGGGCTACATCAGCTCATCTGACATCATGGGCGGCATTCAGTTAGGCGCGGGTTCATCTGCATCTCGCAACATGCCAGCGGCGGCCGGAAGCCAGACCAATATCAATATCGGCAAAATCGACATGCAGACATCGGCAGGCAATGCCAATGCTCTGGGTGCTGATATCCAGAGAAACCTTCAGAGAAACCGCCTGGTGAATCCAGCGATGTCAGGGCAGGGATAATATGGCCTTTTCACTGAACGAAACAACGCTACTCAGCGCGATAAACAGCGGCAATATCTTTTCCATAATAAACAGTACCCTTTCGCCTGGTTACGGGATTTACCTGAAATCAGGCTTAAGGGCATTGTCTCCTTCCTCATTCCTTGGAATTGAGTATGGGGCTGATGCTTCAGTGGTTTCAGCTCCAATTGAGCAGGGTTCTTACAGCAGCTTTAACAAGGTAAAGCGGCCACCAATTATCCGGGTGCTGTTTACGCTGGAAGGATGGACGGGATTTAGCGGTAGCATCCCCAACCTGACCAACTTCACGCTGACGAGTCGCTCAGACATGCTGGCGGCGCTGGATGCGATGGTTGCTGATGCGCAGGTGTACGATATCGAAACGCCGGACACGACATACGAAGACTATGACCTTGTTCGATACAATTACCGGACATCAGATCGCGATGTAACCCTTCTGACGGTGGAAGCAATCTTTCAGGCTGTTTTGCAGGAGGCTGAAGTCACCCTGACAAGCACAACAGCCAATAGCAACACCACATCAAACGGCACAAGCAAAGCAGCCAGCGTCGTTACGGAGAAGGCAAACTCAACAGCCACCAACTCAACGCTTGAAGATGTCAAAGGCGCACTGACTGGCCTAAAAGAGTCAGTATCCAGTGCGGCAACAACAGTCGCCACGTCCGTAACGAATGCCGTTAGCAATGCAACTTCAGGTGCGACAAGCGCCATCAATGGGGCGGCAGCATCGGCTATCAAAAACCTTGCGACAACGGTTGATGAACTGGTAGCGGGGTTATCCTGATGCAGAACATTTCTCTCAAGCCGCTCAAGGCTCAGGAAGTTAGCGTTAACCTTGATGGTCAGTCAGTCACCCTGCGCATCGTACAGCGCTCTACAGGGCTGTTTATCGACGTTGGATTAGATAATTTGTGGATAGCTCAAGGCGTGCTTTGCCATAACTGCAACAAGATAGTCCGTTACCCCTATCTCGGATTTAAAGGTGAGCTTTTCTTCGCTGACACAAAAGGAAGTCTTGACCCTGTTTATGACGAGCTTGGGACGCGATTCAAGCTGTTCTATGCCACAGCAGATGAGATGGCAGCATGACCTATAAAAAGAGAACGCTGAAATTTCAGTTCACGCTTAAAGACGGTGCTTTCGACGAGTCAGGAAACAACATACTGACCATTGACAACATCAAGGCGGAAATAGAGATAGGTGCTTACGGCGGGATATCGGGAACGACACTGGAAGCAAGGGTGTTTGGACTGAGCATCGAAAACATGGCTCTGCTGAGTTACAAGGGCATCCAGTTAAACGGCGCTAAGCAGAACATGATGAAGGTTTGGGCGGATGACAGGCCGGTATTCTTCGGCTCTATCACTAACTGCTTTGCCGACCTCAACCAGATGCCAGATGCGCCACTGATAATCAGCGCCTTTTCTACCGGGTTCGATCAGTCAATCACTGCACCACCTTTTTCAAAGGAAGGTATTGCAAGTGTTGCTGAAATCATCACGACTATAGCCGCAAGCATCGGCTATACGGTAGTTAACAACGGCGTTCTGGCGAAGCTTGAAAATCCTTACTTCGAAGGCAACCCGATAGCGCAGATTCAGCAGTGCGCTCATGCGGCCGGTATCGAGATTGACTTCCGGCTTGGGGCTATTTACATCTGGCCGCAGGGTGGAAGCATTGACGACACAATACCTCTCATATCACCAGAGCACGGTTTAATTGGATACCCGGTATTCAGTAACTACGGGATTAACTTCCAGTGCCAGTACAGCGATCTGATTTTGCGAGGTCGCAAGGTGCAGATAGAAACCTCACTACCAAATGGCAGCGGGGTTTATACGGTGCAGTCAGCAATTCACCATCTTTCGACATGGACTGAAGGCGCTCCGTGGGCAACCATCGTGTGGGCATCAATCGGACAGCTAACAGTGAGGCAGTAATGAACCTATTTACTACGCGGCCTCAGGACACGGCAACCGATTCCAATTCTCAGCAATTCCTGATGCATCAGTTTCTGATGGGTAAGTCATTCATCACGCTGGCGATCGTAACTTCTGTTAGTGAGTCTGGTGAGATTGTGTCAGTCAAGCCAATGGTAGAAGGCTTTACCGGTGGCGGCGATCTGATTCCGAACTCAGTGATTCACGGCGTTCCGGTCTGGAGGCTTCAGCGAGGTGCTAGCGCGGTGATTATGCCCCCAATCGAAGGTGACATTGGTCTTATCGCAATTTGCGATCGCGATATCACGGCTGTGAAGAAGACAAAACAGTCGGCACTGCCCGGTTCAAATCGCACGCACAGCTACTCGGATGCCATCTATCTCGGCGGGGTACTAAACGCCGAACCAAGCCAGTATGTGAAGTTTGCCAATGATGGAATAGATATTGTGTCTCCTCTGGTTGTGCAGGTAAACGGCAACACCGTTGTGGTCAATGCTGATGACAAAATATCTCTAAATGCCCCAATCATTGAGGCAAACGGACAGCTTACTCAGGGCTCCGGTAGTTATGCGGGAGACGCTACATTTGGCGGAACTATTACCGCAACTGGCGAAGTCACAGGAAATGGAATCCATCTCAGTACGCATAAGCATGGTGGTGTAGAATCGGGAGATTCAACTACTGATGGGCCGCAATGATGATTAGTAAAGTGAAACTATTAATGGCATGCCTTGCATTGACATCAGTTTGCGCGTCAGCAAACGGTGATTCACTTAGAGAGACTTGCTACCAGAGCATGCGCTACAACGTCTATGTGCAACTCGCAGGAAATGCGTACTCCAGGAGCGAAGCATCTGACTTTGAGAGAGAAGCCATGGATTCAGGTAATTGGCAGGGTATAGATTCTGCAGAAACAAAGCGCATGATCGCAATGTCTTCTGGCAACCCATCATCCGCTCAGTTTTCTATGCGCTATCAAAACGACGAGTCCTTTGCTAAGGCCTATTCCAGTGGATACATAAATGACTGCTTAGCGCATCCGGATAAATACATATCCAGATAGACAAAACACTAACCCGCTTCGGCGGGTTTTTTATTGCTCGGAGTTCACATGCTCACCAAATCACTGCTTTTGACAGACCAGTGGGATATCACGCTAGACGACACCGGAAGCATGGCAATCACAGCCAATCCTTACGCAGTAGCGCAGGACGTAGCGTGCGCGTGCTCAACCTTCCTCGGTGAGCCCTGGTATGACACTACGCTGGGGATTCCGTATTACGAGCGCATTCTCGGTCACTGGCCTGGCACACAGCTCATCAATACCAAGATGGCAACCGAGGCCAAAAAACTCCCATACGTTCAAGCTGCATTCTGCACTACAACGGTTGGCAAAGCTGATCGCCTTGCATCCGGCGTGATGACCATAACCGACACAAACAACGTTCAGACCACAATCCAATTCTGAGGTAACAAATGGCTGAAGTAACAGTTAGCACAGCCGTCCCCTCTGTCACGTTTTCCGCTACCGGCATTGCCGTTCCTGATGAGATAGACATTCTCAACGGGCGATTAACTGACCTTGATACCGCCATGGGCGGAGGGATGAGTAAGAGTCTGACGACTCCGCAGGGACAGATTGCCATGAGCGACACGGCAATCATCGGAGACAAAAATGACAATCTGGCATGGCTGGTTAACCAGATTAACCCTGACTTTGCTGAAGGGCGTATGCAGGATGCGATCGGACAGATTTACTTCATTGACCGTATTGCTGCGATTGGCACAACGGTAACTGCTACGTGTACAGGTCTTGTCGGAACGGTTATCCCGGCTAACAGCATTGCACAGGATTCCAGCGGATACCTTTATTTCTCGCTTGCAGATGCGGTTATTCCATCATCAGGCTCTGTTGATGTTGTGTTCCAGAATCAGGCATCAGGTCCTATCGCCTGCCCAATTGGGGCGCTGAATACTATTTACCGCGCAATACAGGGATGGTCAGGTATCACCAATGCTACTGCCGGGGTATTGGGCAATGAAGTTGAGAGCCGGGCAAACTTTGAATATCGCCGCAAACAGTCTGTTGCTGGAAACTCCAACAACCAACTTGGAGCAGTGTACGCAAACGTGCTGGCTGTCAGCGGAGTTACCGACGCGTACGTGACGCAAAACAACACCGGGCTGACGGTAACGAAGGGCTTCACAAACGTATCACTGGAGCCGCACTCGCTCTATGTGTGCGTGTACGGTGGAGCGTCTGCAGATATCGCAAAATCGATCTGGCAGAAACTTCCCCCTGGACCGTCAATGGTAGGAAACACAACGTACACGGTTGTAGACGACGTCAACTATGTTCAGCCTTACCCTGAATACGAAATTAAGTGGCAAACACCATCAGCGGTCAGCGTCTATTTCAAAGTTGAGCTGGCAGACAATAACGCACTGCCTGGCAATATCGCCACGCTCGTACAAAACGCAATCATCAGCTCATTCAATGGTGAGGATGGCGGCACTCGGGCGCGTATCGGCTCTACCATTTACGCTGGTCGTTACTACGCAGGTGTTCAGGCCATTGATAGTGACAACGTAGATATCTTCAGCATCACCATCAGCCGTGACGGTACTACATATCAAACATCTGCATCCTTTGGCATTGATGAAGTGCCGACACTGGACGCATCAAACATCTCGGTGACACTGGCATGATAAACGTCGCGGATACCATCCTGACGCAATATGCCGACAGCCCGAAACTCAAATCCCTGATTTATTCGTTCAATGAAGCTGTAGGTATCGAAGGCTTTCTCGATGATTTCTATGATGTGATATGGAACATCGAGACGGCAGACACCTATGGCCTGGATGTATGGGGGAAAATCGTGGTTGTCAGCAGGCAGCTGACGGTGACAGAAAACCAGATTTATTTCGGCTTCAACGAAGCATCTTCAGAGCCTCCGGTTGTTGATGACCCACAGCCTTTTAACCAGGCACCTTTTTACTCCGGCGAGCTCCTCACCTCAACCGTAACTCTCACCAATGATGCATATCGCAAGCTAATCATGATGAAGGCTGCGGCAAACATCTCTGACTGCACCATTCCACAGCTTAATAAATTGCTGACTTTCATGTTTGGTGAGAGCGGACGTTGCTACGTCAGAAACGAAGGCGAAATGGTCATGAGTTACGTATTCGAGTTTCAGCTTTCAACAGTAGAACTGGCGATAGTGCAAAGCTCTGGCGCGCTTCCTGCCCCAATCGGGGTAACTGTTAACATTGTTCAGCAGGTATGACATGAACTTCACAGATATCCCGGCACGGATTCTTAAAGCCTTTGGCCTTAACGGCCTGAAAAACACCATTCCTACGGACTCCAGCACCTCAACGGATAACAATGGCGTTGCCACATTCGATAAAGGTTTTCCGCCAATCACAATGCAGCCATTGAGCGCAGGTGGCATTCCTCCATCCGGTAAGGATATGAACGGCATTCTGTACGCTTTAAGCCTGAAAGAACAATGGGCTGATGCAGGCATGAGCTATCCGTTCAACAGCGACTTTGCCACCGCCATATCGGGATACCCGAAAGGTGCCGTGCTTCTGAACTCTCAACAGTCTGGAAAATGGCTGAACCTAACCGATGGTAACTCTACTTCGCCAGAATCACTGACGGGTGCAAGCACCGGCTGGGTGCCATTAGATAACTATGGCGTAACGACCATCTCAGGTCTTGCGGCAACCAACGTCACATTGAGTTCATTGCAGGCGGCAAAAGAAAGGATCGTACTTACCGGCACGCTTACAAGCAACATTGCCATCATTTTCCCAGCATGGATGACATCGTGGGCAGTGGTGAATAACTGCACTGGTTCTTTCACCGTAACCTGCAGAACGGTTTCAGGTGGCGGTGTAAACGTTCAGACTGGCACAACCGCATATATCACCTGCGACGGAATCTCCATTACTGCAGAAAACCCACTCATGGTGGCTGCGGGAACAAAAAGCTCGCAAGCAGTTAACTTTGGTCAGTTTGCCCCAACGCTAGGGACCTCAGGGCAGCAGCCGATAGCTGGCGGTCTGATATTGAAGTGGGGAGAGCAAACATTGAACGCACAAAACATGAATGTTTCTTTTCCTGAGCCATTCCCAAATGCTTGCGTAGCTTTACTTCCAACTCATCTTCTCGAAAGCACGAATGACTACGTATTTGCCCAGTGTGCATCAAAGTCTGTATCGGGTGGTGTCATAGCAATTTATAGAGCTGCACCGGGTAGCGCACCTGTAGCAAACGCATTTAACGTAACTGCCGGATGGCTGGCGATTGGATTCTAAGGAGTCAGCATAATGTCATTCTCTGATACACAAAGCGCCAAAAGATATGCATCTATTGCAGAAATTGCGGCAGCGCAAGCAAAGATTTATGCAGATAAATTAGAAGAGGCACCCGATTATGCTGCGCAGGCAGAAGCGGCCGCCTCTCAGGCCAGCGATTCAGCTCAGTCAGCTCTAACGGCACAAAACAATGCGAATTCTGCAGCTGGTCAGGCCGGTGATTCTGCTAATGCAGCCGCTCAGTCAGCTGCTGAAGCAGAAGGTGCGGCAGAGGCAGTGTTTGGCAGTTCACTACATGCACCAACGGGGGAGGTGTTAAGCACCCTCCCTTCAGCAGCAGGTCGAGTTAACACAGTTCCTGTATTTGATGGTGCTGGCGATGCTACTGTAAAGGATATTGCTGATTTCGCCATCCTAGATTCTAACGGAAAAATTCCCGTATCCATTATTCCTGCAGTGGCACTGTCAGAAGTGTTCGTGGTGAACAGCCAAGCTGCAATGTTAGCTCTTGATGCTCAGGAGGGGGATGTTGCTAAGCGCACAGACCTTGGTTACTCGTTTATCCTCGCGTCTGAGCCAGCATCAATTCTGTCTAACTGGGTACAGGTTAGCGATGATGTGCTGGCACAGCTTGGCCTTTCAACCGGGGCCACTGAGGTAGGCGCAGTTGATGATGATAACAACTCCACTACCGTTCAGGGCGCTCTTGCGCTGAAGGCATCTAAGGTCTACTTGTCAGCAACAACTGGCGCAACGCGAGTAAATACATCAAGCGGCGCTACTGTGCAGGAGTTGTTTGACCAGCTGACCGGTGGAACATTCAACCTAAAATACAGAAACTACACCGTCTACAATCGGCTGGATGAAGAGCTTAGTGTGGCTTCTATTTCTGGAGTTGACCCTACAGGAGTAGCGGACTCTACAGCAGCGCTTCAAGGGTTTTTTAACTCCCTACCCAATGGGTCAGAAGTGTACTTCCCGGCTGGTACATATAAAATCACAGGACTGGTCATATCCAATACTAGCTTGAAGATCCGAGGAGCATATAGGTATGCATATGGCCAAAGCACCACAAAAATAAAAGCAGGATCACCAAACATCACGTTGATGAAGTTTACTGGCAACGGTTGCAAGATTGAAGGGCTTTTATTTGAGGGTTATGAGGCGTCATCAGCTAACGAGTTCGGCAAAAGCACAACGTGCAAAGGTGCGGATTTTGAGCCGGCAACAGGAACCCTTGCCGACATCGATTCATTCGTAAATGATTGCATATTTTGGTACTTCCAAACAGGTGTAGAGGGACACGGCAGAAATCTAACGGTTACAAACACGATGTTCACCTTTTGCCGCTATGGAATAGATCTGTACGCAGTCACTAACGAGCAGTTTAGGGGGCATATCCTTAATAACAACCGCTTCCATTCATGCGGTGGAACGGAGGCATCGTCTAACTCTACAATCCTAGGCTCAGTTTGCATCAGACTAACAACTGCAAATACCAATACAGTTGATAACTATGCTGGTAACATAACCATACTTAACAACGTTAGTGATGGTGGGTGTTATCAATTCTTTAAAGGCCCTCTACACAGGGGTAGCATTCTTAGTAATAACAGCCTTTTCAGAATTGGTGGTGCTGGAGCGGTTGTAATAGATATAGATAACTCAGCCACTTCTTCAGATAGTAGCTCGGACTTGATCACTGTAACAAACAATAACCTTGGTGCTTTTGACCTTCCACCATATCAAAGTGGAGTACAATACGCGCCGGATATTGGTATAAGAATGACGAGCGTAAGAGGAGCAATAGTTCAGATCGCTATAGACAAGGTTTATCTTGATGCCGTTAAGTTGGTTGGGTGTACGGAGGTTATTGTGCATGGAGAGGCGAAAAACCCAAGCTCAATAGTAACCCAATCCACAGCAACCCTTTACAGCTCAATAAACATTGATTCTAACTGTGCAAATATCACCATCCCATACCTTCTTACAAGGTGCACATTGCTTGGAACTCAGTTAGCCGCGTATGTGAGCACGGCTTGCCCCACAACCTCTGTCGGAATTCTTGATGGAACAGCAAACTATTCATCAACAGGTCCAGTCCTTGAAATAGGGAGCGGATATGTTACTGGTGATGTCACAGCAGTTTCAGCAAGAACTAAAAAAACCGCTATTAGCGGATTAATAACTGGATCAAATTATCCTACCGGAAACTTCAAAGTTGGCGATGAATGCAAATACCTTAACCCAGCAACAACCGGGTACAAAGGTGCGGTATGCACTGTTGCTGGCAATGGAGCATCCGCAACATGGAAAAACTTCGGGGCTTTGGTGTAAATAAGGCGGCTTATGCCGCCTTTTTCTCCATTCCTGTGGTTGCTCTTGAGGCAATTACATAGAAAATGAATGCAAAAATACCAACTAACATTTTGAGTGAGAACAAATAGAAGGTCTCTCCCATAACTGTTGACCTGAAAACAGCATCCACGATTTTAACGCTAAAAAAGACCAGAAACACATCAATTATAAGTATTGATCTATAAAGGATATGGAAAGCACATCCAACTATCACTCCTGTAATTATCGCCGGTAGAATTGAAAGCGGATAGCCAAAGAAATAGGCAAGATTTACCGGGCCTCCCATGGTCATAGGTATGTTCTTATCAGAAAACCACTGGAAGATAGATGGCGGACTGATTATTGACATCAAATAAAATATCCCGGTGGAATGCTCATCAACCCCACCGAACCCAAGCATATTTGATAAAACCTCAGAAGCCCCCTTCAAACTTGAGCTTGAATTATTGTCTAGCGCCCACCACATCTGTCCCTGCAGGACAATCCTATCAATAAGCCTGTATATTCCACTGTCGCTTCCGCTTATAGCGGCGTAGCTAAGGTATGATGCGATCAGAAAAAATGAAATCAGGAGAGTGGAAAGGAATATTGACTTTCCAGTGAATAACATCCTGCCAATATCAACTCGCATCAGTATCACAACAGGTATCAGGAATGTCATGGTGGCGTAAAGCATTCCAGAAACCTTGTCGCCCACGGAGAACTGAGCCACCAAAGATAGTATAAAAATGAAGATGTAACGCTTCTTCCTTGATATACCGTACGAAATTCCAATGAAAACTGTGAATTGTGATACAAGGAATTTCACATACTCAGCCCACTTAGGTGCAATATTCTCCCAGTAGTAATACCTGTCCACGCCATAGTCGTTAGGGTGACCATAGATAAGGCTTACTGACAAAAGAACGAGAGAGAATGCAATAAATACCAATGTTATGGCATTAAGCGCCCAAAGGTTTATGCTTCTTGACAGGCCAAACATAACCATTCTTGAGCCTCTAAGGCTCTGGAAAACCAGGAATGCTGTCAGAAAAATAAAGAAACATAATGAAAGAGCTCGTGAAGTCGCACCAGTAAGGAAGGCGTATGTTTTTATCTCACTTAGCCACTGGCCAGACTCAGCAATAGCGCAGCATATACCAGCCATAGTGAATGCCAGCATCATTTGTGCTGACATGATTCCGAAATCACCACTTTTCTTAATGAAGAACACGCACGTAAAAAACCACACACCTATTGATATGAGGTTTAATAACCAACTCCCATCAGGGATGGCTATGTTTGCTGTGTAAATCGTTATCCATATTAAAGTTAGTAAAAATCCTGACCTCAT